ACATCGACGCAGGGTTCCGCCAAGGCACCGCAGGTTGCAGTGCCCGACGAGAACGATCGCCTGCTGGTCGAGGAACTGAAGCAACTCCGCGAGGAGGATCTGCGACTGGAGAAGGCCGCGGAGGAAGAGGCTCGGATCGACCTGGAGGCCCTCGGGCCCGCCAGCCTCGAATCCCGGCTGAAGGATCTCGACCCCAACGCCTCCGCTAAGGAGATGGATGCCGCCCGCGAGGCGGCTCATCAGGAGGCGGGCGCCAGACAGGCCGCAGCCGCAGAGCGCATGGCGCTCAATGGTGGCCGCGGTGCGCTCTGGTCGTACAGCCAGCAGGACTCACGGGTCCTCGGCTACGTCCGCATCTCACGAACAGGTACTCCCTGTGGATGGTGCGCGATGTTGATTTCCCGTGGGGTCATCTTCTACAAGTCCGCGGCTTCGGCCACGATCGCGTCGGACGGCGACCTCTATCACGACAACTGCCACTGCTACGCGGAGCCGGTCTTCACGATGCAGCAGTACGCGAGCGAGAAGTTTGCGCTCAATCGGAAGTACAGCGCCGAATGGCCAACCGTCACGAAGGGACTGAGCGGTAAAGCCGCCCTGTCCGCGTGGCGGAAGTACATCCGAGCTCAACAGGCATAACCCCATGACCGCGCCCTGGAGGCAAGGTCACCCCAAACACTAGAACGTCCTGGAGGCGTGAAGTGCCCGAGTCAAAGATCACAGAGGCTGAAGCCCTGGCGGCTGCTGCCACGGAAGCCGCGGCCGTAGAGGCTGCCGCTACAGAAGCCGCAGCCACAGAGGCTGCCGCTAAGGAGGCTGAAGCCCTGGCGGCTACTGCCGCAGAAGCCGCAGCCAAAGAGGCTGCCGCTGCCAAGGATGCCGAACTCCCAGAGTGGGCACGCACCGAACTGGCCCGCGTTCGCGATGAGGCGGCTAAATCCCGCATCAGTCTCCGCGAGACGATGACCAAGTTCGAGGGTGCCAAGACTCCTGAGGAGTTCGCAGCCGCCGTCGCTGAGTACAAGGTCGAGAACGCTCGCCTGGCTCAGGATCTGGCTCGCACCACCGTTGGCACCGCGCACAAACTCCCTCCGGAGTTGATCGCGGTACTGAAGGGTGACACGCCCGAAGAGCTGGAAGCGCACGCCAAGGTGCTTAGCAAGTTCGTCACTGCCGAGAACGAGGACCCCGAGAACCTTTCGGGCGGACTCGATCCGAGTGGCGACGACGGGTCATTCGACCCTGTTGCAGAGGCACACAAGGCGCGCGCCTACCGCTACTGACCTACCCAAACCGCAAGGCCCTGAGCTGAACCGCTCGGGGTCTTCTTCATGCCCTTAGGAGGGCCCCAATGGTTCACCAAGTCATCAAGGCAGAGAAGATCGTCGCTGTCGCGGCTGTCGCTCTGGAGGAGCAGCTCGTTGTTCCCGCCACATTCCGGCGCGAGGGCATCGATCAGTTCCGCGGCGCCAAGGACGACACGATCAACGTGGTTGTCGAAGGCGTCTTGCCCTACCACAGTTACGGCTGGCGCGCCGACCGCTCGCAGGAAGTCGTGTTTGACGACTACATCGAGCGCAAGGTTGCCGTCACGTTCGGTGGCGACATCTACTCCGCCGTCAAGCTCACCGACGAGCAGAACGAGATGGACCTGCCCGGCTGGAGCAAGCTGGCCACCAAGCAGACTGAGGCCATTGGCCGCGGTCTGGAGTACGAGGCTTGCCAGGTCGCTGAGGCGGCTCCCTTCGAGGTCACGCTCGGCGTTGCCAGCACCGCGCTGAAGGCCGGTATCATCCGCGCCCGTCAGACGCTGAATGCGCTCCGTGCGCCCGGTGCCCGTCGCATCATTCTGCTCGGCTCCAACTGGGAAGCCGCGCTCCTGAACGACGACAAGTTGAACCTCGCCTCCAATGTGGGTGAGTCCGCGGCTGTCGCCGCTCTGGTCAACGCCACTCTGGCTCGTCGTTACAACTTCGACTTCGTGGTTGCCCCCGAGTTGGACCCGAACACCGCCATCGCAATGGTGGACTCCGCGTTCATCTTTGCGACCGGCGCCCCGAGCGTCCCGCAGTCCGTCCCCTTCGGTGCCAACGCCAGTCATAACGGCGTTGCACTCCGCTGGATTCGCGACTACGACAGCCTGCACTTCCAGGACCGCTCGATCTTCAACTGCTACAAGGGTTTCCGCTACGTGGATGACCCGCTGGTGGGTACTGATGCGGTGGGCCAGTCCTTCGTGTCGACCGAAAACCACTTCGTTCGGGCCATCAAGCTCGTCCTGGATGGTACGGACTCCATGCCCGAGGGTGTCACTGGTCGCGGCGGCGTCCTCACTCCGGCGCACGACCTGGAGCTGTTCAACATCACCGGTCTCGGCTCCGCCACTGCGTGAGCGAGTCCCGCTGAATAGCGAGGGGGCTGGCCTTCGGGCTGGCCCCCTCAGCTCAACCCCCTTGCAGATAAAGGAGATTCACAATGGACCCCTTTGCGACACTGATTGAACTACAGGGTCGTCTGGAGTGGACTCTGGATGCTGACGAGGAGCGCGCCGCACTCGGCGTCCTGGAGGATCTCTCCGCATGGGCCCGGCACTACGGCCGCAACTGGGAAGCAGTTGCCGCGCCTATCCTGGTCAAGACTCTCGTGCTTGGCGCAGCGGCTCGCTTCATGCGCAACCCGGACAAGTACACGACCTCTCGCGCTGGCGATGAGACTGTGGGCTGGACCGACCGCGGCGCAGAGGCGGCGGCACAGCCATTCATCCCCAGCGAGATCGTTGCACTGAAGGCGCTGGTTCGCCCGGTCGCCTTCGGCTCGGTCAGCATGACGGCCTGGGGCCCACAGAGGCTCCGCGGCTCGGATGGCCTTACTCCCGTTGCTGGCGAGCTCCAGTTCACCGCAGACGGGCTCGTGCCCGTTCAGGGTGGCGGAGACCCGTTCCCCCTCTTTGACAACGAGACTCCCTGGTGAGCCTCCAGCGCAGACATGGCCAACCAGCCGTGATCTACAAGACGCACATCGTCACGGACAACCGCGGCAACGAGGTTAAGGTCGCCAACCTGCTCGACCCGATCCCAGTCAGGGCTGTCTTCATCCCACAGCGCTCCGCCCGTGCGGAAGTTCCCGGCCAGGTGCAGATCGACGTTATGCGAATGATCGTTGACGCCAATCTTCCCGACGTTGACCTCTGGTCGCGAGTCGAGTGGCTCGGGAGTCAGTGGGATGTCGTGGCCCCGCCCGCCTATCACCACGGCACGCGCCACACCCGCCACTGGGCCATCGACATTCGTAAGCGTCCCTGATGGTCTACATCGAGCGAGGACGAGTCGGCAGGTTCCGCAACCTCGAAGAACTCATCGCTCACGTCGATGTCGTGCAGATCGAGGTGGATCACAAGGCGGATCAGGTCGCCCGGCGCGCAAGGGCGTCTCTTGAATACCACCGCGACACAGGCAACGCCCGCATCGAGGTAGCGAAGGGCGACATCGACGCCTACGTGGTCCTCGTTGACGACGCCGCTCTATCTATCGAGTTCGGTCGTGCAGACCACATCGACGGGGCGGGTCATCTCGTCGGCGGGATGGAAGGCCTCCACATTCTGGCCTCCGCCACGAACCTCCCAAGAAGGGGTAGGTGAATACATGGTCGGGATACCAGACGCGATCAGGGCTCTCGCTGAGTTGAGCCCCGTCGAGGATCTGATGCTGGCCATCCTTCGCGATGGACTGCCCGGCATTAGCGTCCAGTCTCTCGTCGCGGACGACCAGACATTCCCTCTCGTCACCGTTCGTCGCGAACCCAGCTTTGGGGGCAATGCGGCTGATCCTCGATTCACCGACGCGGCCTCGGTCGTGGTGATGACGTTCGTGTCCGACCCGGATGGCGATGAGGATTCAGCGATTCTCTCCGAGGTCGTCCGCGTCCTTCTCCGCAATGCCTGGCTTGACCATCGGGTCATTCCCGGCCGCGGCCACATCACGCGCATCGACTTGAGTTCGCCGCCGCGGCGCGTCGCTGACTGGGCCACG